ACTCAGTTATGGCAGCCACGAATTTTCTACTCAATATTCTGAAAAACGGGATGACTTTTTCTATGAACACTACCCCGTCCGTAGTTATGAGCAGTTTCGGAAAAAAGCCATTAACTACATGACCGCCATGATTGGCAACCCCGATTTGCTATACCACCCGCACGCGCTCAACCACGAGAAATGGAAAGAGCAAGGTGAATCCTTTATCGAAAACTTGTACGAATCATGCTTATATACTCTGCAATGGCCGCCATTGTGATTTTGTCAACTTGGGTCGTTTACGACGCACTAAAACAAATTGCTAACCGTGAAAAAGAAGAAGATGACGACCCTTTCAAATACTGGTGAATGGCGGGTGGTGGTCTTACTTTGCGAAGAAGGCGAGCTAAAACAAAGGCTTGGAGAGTTTTCGTATTTTGGTAACGTGCTGAAATTGGAGGCCGATATGAAGGCCGAAGAATTTTTGGAGATTGGCGAAGCCGAACACGCGGGCAAATACGAACTACTGGATTTTAAAATGTCACATGCTCTTAAAACAGTAACAATCGAAATAAAAAAAATATGAGAGTACTTATTATCGAGCCGCCCGCACTCGGAGCCGTGGGATATTGGAGGCTGTATCAACCACTACAGGCCATGCGCCAAAGTTTCAACAACTTCGACTTCGACGTAAAACAGGACTTCAAGGAGGGTGAACTAATGATGTACGACTGGCTGATTTTGGCGCGACCGTCTAAGCCGATCGAGATGGAAATGATTGCAACCGCCAAAAAGTTGGGCGTAAAAGTCGCCGTGGATTATGATGACGACCTGTTCAATATCCCGATCATGCACCCGGCGTTCGATACGTTCAACGATCCGGAACGTAAGCAGGTGATAGCCACGGCCGCCGTGACCGCCGATGTGTTGTGGTGTTCAACCCAAAGTATCAAAGACAGTATGGGACTGGATAAGGCGATTGTAATTCCGAACGCAATACCGCTTTACTGGCTTCCTGACGAGCCCGCGCCGATCACCAAGTCCGCCGGGTGGCGCGGGCAACCGACACAATATACGGACGTGGTATTGCAAGGGTGGGCTTCCGGGTGGTACGACCGCATCAAAGACATGCCGGATATGTGGCACTGGATGGGCTGGAAGCCGTGGCCACTTAGTCCCGGCACGCAACACAAGGTGGAGAAGGGTACAAGTATTGTTAAGTACTTGGACTATGTCAAAAACGCGGGCATCAACTTGATGTGGAAGCCGCTGCTGCCTTCTGTATTTAATGACGGAAAATCCAACATCGCATGGCTGGAGGCGACAATGGGCGGCGGCGCGTGTGTAACAAATTATGCGGGAAAGCCGGGCTGGGAAACCTGTTTGCCTGATTTTGATTTTACTGAATCGGTGATACATGACGCATGGCGCGCATCAAGGGAAAAAGTTGTAAAAGATCACGACCTTTACGAGCAGGCGTGCGTGCGTTACGCTTCTCTTTGCCAATAAGAAAACGCCATGCTGAAAAACGCTGACTACTTCGGGGCTTACGGCAAACACCTTGCGTCCGGCTGCACGCCGCGAGAGGCGTGGAAAAAGACCGAGCGAGATTTAGAGCGGCTTACGGGCGGGTTCAATCGCTATCTAACCTACCAGTCTTTTCAAGTGGCGTTTTCACGATACAGGCGGGGCGAACTTAACAGGCACCTGCTTTTGAAATTAGTAAAGCCTTAGATTTTTTTGTGTAGTTGGTATTGCAGCCCGTTGACGAAAGTTGGCGGGCTTTTTTATTTACCGCGCGTTAATTGGAGGGTGCGCACTTTTGCAAAAAATATACTATTGCGGATATTTGGCTACGATATTTCCTTCAAACGCACGCCCGCGACCGAAAATCGCACGGCGGGGGGATTTACCGGCCAAAACTATCTGATGGAACACGCGCGAATGTCGCCCGTGACCAACACCAGGGCGACGGACAAAAATATCTTAGGGCTTAGCCCGGTATGGTCTGCAATCCGCTATATTTCTGAAGGGGTGGCTATGTTGCCGCTGGATGTTTACCGACGCACGCCCGAGGGGAATATCAAGACCCCCAACCACCCACTGCAATACCTTATTGCTGATCGGCCACATCGGTATTACTCAAAGTTCGATTTTTTGTCGGCGCTGATCTCAAATGCGCTTTTGGGTGACGGGTACGCGCGTATCCACTTTGATACATCCGGCGCGCCTTACGCGCTCGAAGTGTTGCCCCGCGATATTGTCAGTATCGAATTAACGCAGTCCGGGGCAATGCTTTACCACGTTTGGGGCAACCCGGCACCCGCCACTGTTTTTGGCGGACTGCAAATTGTCGCAACACTTCAGGATTACGAAGTGATCCACATCAAAGGCGTGAGTTTTAACGGAATCAAAGGCGAACGCCTTACCCTTACTCACAAAGACGGATTAGGGGCGGCGTTATCGGCGCAAGCCTACACAAAGCAGTTCTTTGAAAACGGCGCGGCCGTAGCCGGGGCGATTATCTTTCCTCAATCGCTCACAAAGGAGCAGCGCGACCGTGTGCAAGATAAATTTGCCCGCGATCATTCCGGCTCGGACAATGCGGGAAAGGTGATGGTGCTGGATTCCGGGGTCAAGTACGAGAAAATCAGTATGGGGCCGCAAGAGGCCGCGCTGGTGGACTTCCGTAATTTGAGTGTAGAGGATTGCAGCCGGATTTTCAAGATTCCGCTGCACATGCTTTCCAGTCTTGACCGTTCGACGTACTCAAACATCGAACAGCAGGAAAATGATTTTTATGCGCACTGCCTGCCAACATGGACGCAAAAGATTGAGCAGGAGTTCAACTTTAAGTTGTTCACCCGACTGGAACGCGAAAAACGCCGGGCATTCGTGCAATTTGACTATACATTCGTTCGCATGGGCGACAGCCAAAGCACGGCGCAACTAATAGCCTCAACAATCCAGAACGGGATAATGACCCAAAACGAGTGGCGGCAACGACTGAATTTGCCAACAATGGCGGACGGCAACGAACGATATATCCAGCAGAATATGGCGCCCGTTGGGATGCTTTCTGAATTGCTGGAAGGTAAAATTGAGCAGGCGGAAGGTGTGGATGCAGAAGATCCGGACGTAGAAGAACCGGACACAGAAGATCAACCGGCGGCATCGCCACAAATGACCGACAATGATTGAACGCAGGTATATCAATTCGGATTTTGAAATCCGGGCAAAAGACGGGAAAAAGATGCTTCGCGGATACGCGCTGAAGTTCGGCGTGCCTTACGATATGGGCTTCTTCACAGAAGAAATAGCGGCGGGCGCGCTCGATGGGGCGGATATGTCGGACGTTCGCATCCTGTTCAACCACGACCCTAATTTGATTTTAGGTCGCACAAGCGCGGGAACGGCGCGCATTTCGATTGACAAAACCGGGCTGTTTTATGAAGCCGAATTGCCCGATTCCCCCAACGGGGAAAACGTGCGGGTGGCTTTGGAGCGCGGCGACATCACTCAGTCGTCCTGGGGCTTTCAACTGGAATATGATTACGAAAACCCGCCCGCTGAGTGGACGCGAAAGGACGGCAAAGACTACCGGACAATTACGAAGGTTAAGCGCGTATTCGATGCGTCGCCCGTGACATTTCCGGCCAACCCAGATACCACGGCGGCGCAACGCTCGCTGGATGAATACAAAAAGCGGATACAGGAATCTGATATGAAATCTAAACTGGCTGAAATCGACTGCATTTTAGCCTCGTGCCAATAAATTTATTCTCATTATGAAAAACAAACTCGAAGCGCAGCAAAGCGCAGCGGCAGCCGCACAGCAGATCGAAAATCTGCGGGCAAAGGCCGAATCCGGGCAATGGGGCGAGGCTGATCAAGCAGCCCTTGAAGCCGCAAAATCTCAACTCAAAACCAGCCAAGAGGCCGAACGCCGCTTTGCCGAATTTGAGGCGCTGGAGCTCGCTACCAGCACCTACAAGACCGGACAGGAGCAGCGGACGGAAACCACAACCGCCACAAACCCGATGACCGTGAACATCATCAAAAGCGAAAACCGGGGCGACAGCGAAGAGCGCATGGCGCAACGCTTCAGCCTGTTTGACGCCGTGCGCGATGCCGCATATGGCAAAAACCTCACAGGCCTTTCGGCCGAAATTGACCAGCACGGCAAAATGGAGGCGCGCAAAGCCGGGATTACCGACTACGGTACGGGTTCCATCACCCTGCCTGCCTTCATGGTGGCCAACCAGCGCTCGATCGAAAAGCGCGACATGCTCGCAGGCACGACCACGGCGGGCGGCTTCACCGTGCAGACCGAGATCGGCGAACTGATCCCGTTCCTTGACCCGCGCTTGACGGTTCGCCAACTTGGAGCCACCTATCTCACGGGTTTGACCGGAAACGTGGATTTCCCGCGCAATGACGCCGCCGCCGCCGTTGGCCGCAAGACGGAGGTAGCAACCGCCGACGAAACCAGCCCGACGTTCGATCAGGTGCAGTTGCGCCCGGTTCGTTACACGGCCTTCGTGGATGTTTCGAAGCAGGTTATCTTGCAATCGAACATTGACATGGAGAACTTTGTCCGCAACCGCCTGAACGAAGCCCTTTTCCGCAAACTGGAAGAAGAGTGCTTCACCAACTCGGACAACACGGGTATCTTCAACCTCGCAGGCGTGAACGATATCACCATCGGCACGAACGGCGGCGACCTGACATGGGAACTTGTTGTAAAATTTGAAAGCGAA